CTTGGAAAAGCCCATCGCTGGTATACACACCATCAGGTGGCGCAAGTGTCCAAACGATTTACAAATTTCAGGGTCAGACAGGAACTTCCCCTATCTGGCTTGAGTGGAACTACGATGTTGACGTAGTCCCTGGCCCTGTGGCCGACATATCCGAATTTCGCTTGTATTACACAAGCTCAGGGTTTTCCCCTAAAAAGACTAACTGGGCACTGGCTTCATCCAGTGGTGCTGGTGTAGCCCCATATCCTAACGCTCAATACGAGATGGGTGTTCCTGCACCCACAGGTGCGCCAACTTTAGCTAAAGCTGGGACAGGCACATCTCCTACAGAAACTCGTGCGTATATTTATACCTACGTCACTGTGTTTGGCACAATTTCTGAGGAGTCGGCCCCTAGCCCTGCGACTACCATCACAGTTAATACCACTGGGGACCCAGTAACCATCAGTGGGTTTGCATCGCCTCCTGCTGGTAACTACAACTTTCAGTACAAGCGAATCTATCGTTCCGTAATTGGAGCAACTACGGCGTCTTATCTGCTAGTGGCTGAGATTCCAATCGCAACTTCGTCTTATACAGACTCAAAGACTGCTGCCCAACTTGGCAGTGCTTTGACATCGCTGTACTTCACGCCTCCACCGTCTACGCTACAGGGGCTTGTATCCATGCCCAACGGCATGATGGCTGGCTTCACAGGCAATCAAATTTGGTTCTGCGAGCCTTACCTACCCCACGCATGGCCATCGCTTTACATGATGACCACGGACTACCCAATTGTTGGCTTGGGTGTATTTAACAATTCTTTGTTTGTAGGTACGACTCGTAATCCGTACATGATTACAGGCACTACGCCATCTAGTATGGCGCAGGAGAAACTGCCTATGGTGCAGCCATGTATCTCCAAAAAGTCAATTGTGTCTGACCAGTACGGTGTTTTGTACGCCAGCCCTAACGGTTTGGCTTCTGTCGCCCCCGGAACGCAAGAGATTATTTCCAATGCGCTGTACACCCGTGATGAGTGGCAAGCACTGAATCCATCCACCATGATTGGCGCGGTGTACAACAACATGTACTTCGGGTTCTATCAAACTACTGGTGGCGCAAGAAACTCAATTGTTATTCTGCGTGGGGATAATCCTCCACTGGCTACGTTTGACTCTAGTGCCAAAGCACGGTTTGTAGAATCCAATACCGGCGTGGTTTTCTATCTGTCTGCCACAGACAATAAGATTTACTCATTAGATTCCAGCACGTCCAGCAACACTGTATTCCAGTGGAAGTCTAAGAAGTTTTTGCAAGCCCGTCCTACTACGTTTTCTTCGCTGCAACTGCATGCTGACTATGTTTACATGGCAGCTAATGCGGGAAGCTATGTCACGGTCAAACTGTACGCTGATGGCGCACTTGTATATACAGGCAATATTACTGACGACCAACCAGTTCGTTTGCCAAGCATGACACGCTCGTACTACTGGGAAATTGAGCTTGTCGGGAACGTACCTGTAAGACGTGTTGCGATTGCTACATCCGTAGCTGAACTTGCTGGAGCATAAGTATGGCTGACTTGCCAAAGCTGCCGGGTATCCCATCGATTTCTCCGGTTAAGGACACAACCATTGCGGCAATTCTGCGCCCAATGAAGGAAAGCCTTGAGCTGATTGGCGGTGCAATTACGGGTAATCCCTTACCTAACGGGACTACGATCACTGGTGGTTTTAATCCTGTGATTACTAATCCAGGCGGCGGGACTACTGGGTACGATCCTGCTACGGATTACACAACACCGCCAACACCTACAGGGTTAACCATTAGTTCTGGTTTCTCAAATATCCTGTTGAGCTGGAATGATCCAAATACATCAGGTTCCTTTCTAAACTACGCCTACACAGAAATTTGGCGATCACCCACCAATACGCTTGGTAGCGCAGTACTGCAAGGTTTTACTGTTGCTGCAGTCTATACAGACCCTGTGGGCACTGCCAAGACCTATTACTACTGGATTCGGTTTGTCTCCCAAGCCAATGTGGCTGGACCGTTTAATTCCTCAGTAGGCACAATCGGTGGCACTGGATTAGTTGGTGGTGTTGATCTCAGCCCTTTAATTATTACTGCGGACAAAATTGCCAGCGGGGCAATTGACTTGGGTGGTGCAAAGGTTACAGGTCTATTGGCTAATGCCAACATGGCGGTCATCACAGACCCCACCAAAATTGCAGATTCTTTGATTGGCAACACCAAACTGGCCGACCTAGCCGTTGACGCTGCTAAGCTTGCAAGTTCTTCAGTAACCTCTACAAAGATCGCCAACCTTGCTGTTGGAACTGCTGCTATCCAGACTGGTGCAATTACCAATGCTCTGATTGCAAATGCTGCTGTCGGCTCTGCTCAAATCGTTGATGCAGCCATTACCAGTGCCAAGATTGGTAGTCTTGCCGTGGGCAGTGCAGCCATTCAAAATGCGGCTATCGTAAACGCTAAGATTGCGGACCTTGCTGTTGATGATGCAAAAATTGCCAATCTAGCTGTCAGCAAACTTACAGCTGGCTCAATCAATGTCGGACAGTACATCCAGTCCACAGGCTATTCGTCCGGCGTCACAGGCTGGTATATCGGGGGTAATGGTAGTGCAGAGTTTGGAGCTGCGTCTATTCGTGGGCTGCTGACTGCTAGTCAGATTGACTCCCGTAACTTGACGATTAAAGACTCAAGTGGAACAGTGTTGTTTGGTTCAGGCACCAACCTAGACTACTCATACGTAGGCGGTACAAAGCCACCATCTGACGCTACTCGTAACCGAGTCTATTCATCAGCTACCCAGCCAACTAGCGGTATGGCAGAGGGTGACCTTTGGAACGATACAGGCACTTCACCACCAGCCCAGTGGATTTATCTGAGCGGCGCATGGCGACTTACCAGTACAGTCGGAGCAACTTTTGCTGCTGGCTACGGTCAGATCGCAGGCCAAATCAGCTCTTCTAATATCAGTACCTACATTGCTGGCGCTGCCATTGGAACTGCATATATTGCCAACGCAGCTATTACAAATGCATTGATCGCCAACCTCGCGGTCACAAATGCCAAGATTGCAGACCTTGCAGTCACAAACGCAAAGATTGATAACCTAGCAGTCACCACTGCAAAGATTGATAACTTGGCTGTGACCAGCGCCAAGATTGGTGATGCCGAAGTAGCCACGCTGAAGATTGCTGGCAATGCTGTGACTGTCCCTGCCAACGGTGGCGGGTATTCTGGCGTGTCAATCAACAAGAGTGGCTTCGGTACTTGGCAAGACTTCAGCGAAGTATATGTAGACTTTGGTAGTATTTCGCCATCAAACGTGTTGATTTTAGTAACATGTAACGTACTATATTCGTTTGGTTCCGGCTCAACTGCGACATATATTCGTGTGATCGAAACTGTGTCTGGCACTACAACACTGGACAATGGTATTACTCACACCAACTCAACATTGATTTCAATCCAAGCCGGTATGACTGGAACGTTTACTGGTGTGCGCCACTTCGTAGTCCAGCTGTGTCAGCTGACTGGCGGACCTTCTTTCTATGCCTCTAATACTTCCATCAGCGTACAGGGTGCAAAACGATGAATGTGTTTTATATCAAATACGATCTGACGACTGGACGTATTCTTAGCAGCGGAAGCACACAGGCTACGGCTATTGAGGGGCGAGAAGGTTTTATGGTGGTTGATGCCCCCGTGGACAATACCCTTTACAAAGTAGATAACGGGCAAGTCGTAGCCCTGCCACCTTCCCCCGGTTTAAACTATGTGTACAACTTCACTACTAACCAGTGGGAAATTGATCTGCCTCGGGTAACTGCACAAGTACTGCAGCAACGCAATGATCTTTTATACGCATCAGACTGGACTCAGATTCCAAACGGTCCTCTTACTTCTGCTCAGCAAACTGCTTGGGCAACATATCGTCAAGAGTTGCGTGACATAACAAGCCAATCAGGGTATCCTACAAATGTAGTGTGGCCTACTCCACCTGCATAAAACTTACCTTTTTTGAATAAACAATGTAAGATACAGCCCCATGAGTAACTACACACTTCAGCCGTTGTCTCCATGGATAACTGAGTCTGTTAAAGACCCAGAGGCTCTAGAGTTTCTGACGCTTGTTCTGAATGCAATTGAAGTGTGGGATGACATTGTTGATAAAGACAACCGCGTCTCCGTAGACGACATCCACAATGTATTTACTCAGCTGCTTGTAAAGCTGCCAGCTAACAGGTTCTATCAAACAAATTATGCAGCATTGGCTGGCATGGTGGTTGTCTGTACTTCTGCATGGCATACATCTAATGCGATTGACCATACAGCAGAAGGCAGAGCGCACGGCTACACGTTGCGCAAAGAGTTTATTAACTTAGTCGTGTTGTGTGTTGCTTTGACAAGCAGCGTGGCAGATGCACGCAAAGCGTCGTTGTTGGGGTGGACATGTTCTGCTGCCGATGATTCCTTTGACGAATACATAAGAGGTGAATAATGGGATGGACCGGTGGTGGCTCAACGCCACAAGCTGACCCAAATATTGGGATCGCACAAAAGCAATTAGCAGACTTGTCCACTGAACAGTGGAACATGTTTAAGACTGACATCTACCCAGAGCTGATTCGTCAGTCAAAGGTGGCAGAGACCCGTGCTGACCAGCAGTGGGCAATGGACAAAGAGATTAGTACATTCAATCTTGAACAGGCTAAGAAGTCCACACAGCGTTATGAGGAAACTGCTATTCCGGCGTTGAACAAACTGAAAGAAGACGCTGATCTATATAACACCGCTGGTTATCAAGAACAGTTGGCAGGCCAAGCGATTGGCGATATCAGTGCTGCACAAGAAGTTGCTCGTCAAGACCAAGCCATGCGTGATCGTGCATATGGTATCGATCCAACATCCGGTCGTTCTGCCGGTGCTGCTAACGCAAACAATGTCCAGTACGCCTTGGCTAAAGCCAGTGCTGCTACTCAAACACGCGAAGCTGCAAAACAACTTGGTCTGCAAAAACAAGCCAATATTTATAGCTTGACTGCTGGCTTGCCAATCCAATCGCTACAACAAACTGGAAGCGCAGTTAACGCTGGCACAGCAGGTACAGCTGCTACTGAATCCGGTATGAATGCAACACTAAAAACCAGTGGTGCAACTAATGCATCTACTGCTACAGCCGCAAGCGGTTGGGGCAATGTTGGTAGTTTGGGTGTTGGTAAATACAACGCTGATATCAGCCGCTACAGCGCTGAGTCTGCAAGCAATCCATGGAATACTATTCTGGGTGCTGCTGCTGGTGTTGGTACTAAATACGCTTTAGGTAAGATCGGTTAAGGGGTACAACATGAGTGCATTTGCTCAAGGTTTCCAAATGGGCGGCGAAATGTACGACTCTTCGGAGCGTATCAAGCTTGCCAAAGAACAGGCCGAGATGGCCAAAAAAGAATTTGCGCAGAAAGAAGCTGGCTGGAATCGCGAAGAAGCAATTCGCACTGCCGGTAGAGAAACACTTGGTATGGCAGGCAAACCTGTGGAATATCAAGGTGGTGAGATGGGCCCTCAACCCGAGGCTGCACAGACTGCATTGCGTTCTGATATTGCCACCGCACCTGCAAAGATGTATTCGGAAGACCAAGCACAGCAAGATTACTTGAAGCGCTTGCGTGGTATTGACGTGGGCAAAGCCCAAGAATACGAAAAGGGTTCTCTCGAACTCAGCGGCCTAAAGCGCGGAGAGCGATATGCTCAACGGCAAGAAAACGCCCTTGGGTTCCAACAGAATATTATGTCTGAGTTGACTAACAACGGTGGTGACGCCGCCGCAGTTATTGAGAAGCACTTCATTCCGTTGTACAACGAAAACAAATTGCCCGGTCTTGCAGACGGTGGTACAGCCAAGATTGTCCCTAGTGCTGTGGGTGGTGGCAAGAGTATTCTGATTACCGACAAGAGTGGTAAAGAAAGCACGCTGCCTGCTGATATGGCAACGTTGCAAAAACTGACAAGCCATGCTCAAGACCTGATGATGGCGTCTTCTACGCCAGAGAACTACTGGAAACATAAAGACCAGTTCATCAAAGAACGTCAGGTTGCTGCAACTGAGAAAACTGCTGAAGCCGCTACATCGAATGCAGCCACTCAAGCCAAGCATCTGGATGCTCAAATTAAAGCTGGATTGTTTGAAGCTCAAGCTAGTCAAGCTCGTGGTGCTGCGAATCAAGCCAATGCCCATGCCGCCGTGTACAAAAACATGGTTGACTTGTCGAAGACAAACAAAGAAGCTGGTGAGGCTGTCAAAGAAGCTTTGGCTAAATACGAAGGTCTGACCGAAGAAGAGAAAGCCGGACCAAAAGGCCAGCAGGTTCTTACCGAAGGTGCCTTGGCTGCTGCTAAGAAAACAGGCGACATCACTGGCATTATGAATGCCTTGAAGAAACCTGATCGTGCGACCGTATCTGCTGAGATGGAAAAGAAAGCATACGAGTTATACAATGATGCTGTAATGAGTGGCGACCCCAAACGGATCGCTGCTGCCAAAGCTGCATACCCACAAGTGTTTGGCCCATCTGCTTTGGATAAAGCTATCGCTGAACGCGCCAAAAAGCCTGAGACTGCAACTCCTGCTGCAACCGTTGCTCCTGCTGCTATTCCACGTTTGGATAAAGATGAACTTCCACGTCCAGCTCCCGGTCGTGCACTGCCGCAAGGCTCATATGTGCCAAATGCACGTACACTATTGAATACTCCAAAGTATGGAGTTCTTGGAACTGGAACGTTCAATCCTAACGACTGAAGTACACCATGGCAACACTTGAACAGCTACGGTCTTTATTCCCAACTGCTGGGTCTGACGCTGACGTAATTAAGTCTGCAGCAAAAGAGTTTGGAATTAACCCAGCGGATATCGCTGCAGAAATTGGGTTTGATATCAACAAGCCCGGTTTTGTTTCTGATATCAAACGTGGCACTGGTCAAGTTATTAGTGCGATTGGGTCTACTGCTCAAGACATTGGATTACCTAATGCTGGCAAAGCCATAGAAGGTTATGGCGAAAACGTTCAATTTAGAAATCCATCGCAGATCAATTCTGTTCGTGAAGCGATTGCAAGCCCACTGACTACCACTCGCGAAGCACTCGGTGAAGTTGTTCCGCAAATTGGTGTATCAACTGCATTTGGTTTGGGCGGTCGCGCTCTTGGTGGTCTTGTTGGTTCTATTGCAGGTCCTGCTGGTACTGTTGCAGGCCAAGCCATTGGTGCGGCAGGTGGTGCCTATCTTGGTAACTTAGTCCAAGAATATGGTGGTATCCGCTCTGAACAACGCGAACAAGGCATTGAAGACAAAGGCCGTGCATTAGCCACTGGTGCTGCCGCTGCTGGCTTAGATACTGCGTTTGGTACTGAACGTGTCGTCAATAAGTTTCTATCCAAAGGCTCTGATATTCTGGCTCGTGAAGCCGGTACAAGCCTAGCCAAGCAAGTTGGCAAACAAACTGCTATTGGGTTTGGAACTGAATCCGTAACTGAAGGTCTACAAACTGGCCTCGAGCGTTATGGTGCGCACAAAGAATTAGCTGGTGATGAAGCCCTTAATGAATATGGCCTGTCCATGATCAAGGGTGGTATTGGTGGCGGCGTAGTCCGTGGTGGCTTGGCTGCTGTCTCTGGAGAGCGTCCTGTTCAAAGCGGAAACGATATTCAACAAGCGTTTAGCCAACCAGATGTCAGTGGTACACCCACTGCTAACGTACCTCCGCCAGTAACGCCTGCCGCGCATCCAGACCCCATGGCGCGTTTGGCTGAGCTGGAAGCTATTGGTAAAGGAACGCAAGCCCGTACAGTGGAAGGTCCTGACGGTAAGACTGTAACCATTCCAGCTACAGAAGGCCGCTTCTTCACACCCGAAGAACAGCAAGAATATAAAGCGCTGAAAGCCCAAGTGGCAGGCATGACACCTCCTGCTGTTGCAGGTGGCACAACAGATATTGCTCAACAAACTCAAGCCGCTGTTGCACAAAACCAACAGGCACAACAAGAGCAACAGAATCAAGCCAAACGTGAAGACGTTTTTGGTAAAGTTGCCACACAGTATGACCCAGCCGCTCAGTCGCTGAATATTTTTGGACAGAACATTGAAGGCCCACGTGTTGCCACTTTTGGTGACCGCTTTGCTACTGTGTTTAACATGCTGCCGCCTCATGTGCAGCAGATCGCTCAAGCTATTACGCAAGCAAACAAAGCATTTGCGACGCCTGAAAAACAAAGCCCACTGGTAAGTTTCAGCTTTAACGCTAACAACCCAGTTGCATCAGCAGGCAAAGCCATTGAAGCCCTTGGCAAAGTCATGACCAAGTTCCAGATTGACCATGTTCAATCATTGGATGAGGCTGTACAGATTCTCAACAAACTCTCGACGACTGCCAAAGGCAATCAACTAGAGCAACTCAACGCCATCTACGAAGCCCTGACCGGCAAAGACACGGATGGTTTTATTGCATCTCAAACCACCAAATCGGAAAAAGGAGCCAAAAATGGACAACTGCAACTGCAAACAACTACCGGGCTGGGAAATGTTCCAGTCGAAGGCGGAGCAGGAGAAACAACTGCAACAGGAGATGGGACTGTACAACCCAGCGGAGTTCAACCCCTCGGAACAGGAAGTGTCCCTGAAGGATCGCTTGGCCTCCAAACTGGACAGTTATCAGGAGAAGGAATACGGACTGGCACCAGTACAGATGCCGGTGTTGGCAATGGTGTCGCCCCGCAGAACGCGCAAGTAACTGGAGCTGCAAATGAACAAGCCGTCCAAAGCACTGTGGGTGGCGGGGAAACATCCGGTCAACCCCAGCAAGCCGGTCAACCCAACGTGGATCAACAATCTGTACAGAATGGCCCACGAACATACGAACCCCGCATCAGCTTCTACTCGACTGACCTCAGTCACATCGCCAGCGAACGCCGAATCCAAATAATCTCGGACTTGCTGCTGCGCGTTTTAGCTCCCAAGCAAGAACGTAAGAACACGGTTCCCGCAGCAACACGTGCTGAAATTTTGCGATTGGCTTTGTTGGAGCAATTCCGACATGCTGACATTGCTGAGTACACAGGACTCAAAACTGACGCTGTTGAAAAGCAACTTGAACGCATGGGCGTTAAGTTGGTCGATGGCGAGTTCCAAGTTATTGATCCTGAATTTGCAGCTCGTATCGTAGAGACTGCAGCCGCATACCGTTCACCTGAATTTCCAGATGGTATTGGTCAGGGTGAACTGTCGGGTTTATACAACACTCGCTATGAAGGTGAGGAACAATCTGCTGCTTCATTGGCAGATGAACTCCAAGCTGCTGAGCAAGAGGGTAAACCCGGAGCCAAACTGCAAGAGGAACTGCGTGGTAAGGAAGACGGTGAAGGCAAGTCTATGGGCACGGTGTCCACCGCTGGTGGTAGCCAAGGTGCTGTAGATAGTGAAGGCACTGCGTTCTTTGCCAAGGTTGAGAAACTGCAGGCCGAGTTGGAAGCAATGGCACCGCAAGACCCACGTAGGGCTGCAAAAGCAGAACAACTTCAAAAGTTGTGGGCAGATTATGCCAAAGGTCAAGAGAAGCGCCGCGCCAAAGGTGAGGTAACTGTAACTGAAGAAGGGGACGAGAATGCCGTTCAAGAGTCAAGCACAGAGGAAGTACCTGTTCGCAAACGAACCGGAGGTGGCAAAGCGGTGGGCAAAGGAAACGCCAAAGGGGGCAAAGCTACCGGAAAAACTGAAGCCAAAGTCGAGCCCAAGCAAGAAGCCAAGTCCGAAGAAGTAAAGACACCTGCTGAACAGTGGGCTGTTGTATCAGCACTCGCACCGGAGTTACCACCTTATGACGCCCTCAAAAATTCTGAAAAATCTCGCTGGGACGATCTTGTCCACCGTGGACAAGCTAACCTCGCTGCTGCTGTCAAAATTGTCGGTGAGATCACTCAACCTACTGGCACAGCACTGGCCAATGCGAAGCCTGAGACAACAAGCGCTAATGGAACTACTAAGGCGCTGACAAATGAGCCAGTGACAATTGACGTTGAGTCTCGTGTCATTGATGAGAAAGTAAATTCTCAGGTTGCAGCATTGCCTGCACCACAGATCGACAAGCTTGAGAAGCACTACGGCTTTAAACGCGACAGCGCTGAGTTCTTGGCAAAAGTCCAAGAAGACATTACTAAGTATGTCACTCAGGGCGCTGAAGCTGTTGCCGGTGCAATCCGTAGCATTATTAAAGCAATGGCTGAGGGTGTCCTCGCCATGGGTATTGTGTTCAACCCGAACATTACCAAAGACGCTTTTACAATTAACGTTGCCAAGACATTCCAAGAGACTGTCAACATCACACAACCAGTACCTGAAGCTGCTAAAGCTCAGATGTCACCACTTGCTCAAAGCGTCTACGAAGCCATGGCTCCCGTGGCAATGAAGTCCGGCAAATGGTTCATGGTTGCTGACAAGCCCAACGGCATGTTGCACATCTTTAAAGAGGATGGCTCACACGCACTGTCTGACCCCACGCTGTACGGCAAAGACAAAGGCGATGTACTGGCTGCCGTGTCGTCACTTGAGGGTGGTGCAAAGATTACTCCTGCTGGTAAGTTCACCATGAAGGAATCTCCTTCAGACTACGCAGGTAAAACATCTCTGATTTTGGTCGAGTCTCAAGACTACACTGGGTACATTGCAGTCCATGCTGCTGATACAAGTACACCTTCTGAGCGTCGTCTCGAGCGTCTAGAGACCCCAACAACTGAGGACAACCGTATCAGTTACGGCTGTATCAATACCAAGCACGATACATTTATCAACCAGATCAAACCAAACATTTCCAAACTGGATGGCGGCATGATCTTTGTGTTGCCTGATGCCCAAGAACAGACAACTCAGATGTTTGCTCCTGAGACTCGTACAGTGGAGCGTACTGAAGGCGGTGAAGGTGCTAAAGGCCGTGCTGCTGCCACTTTGGTTGCCAAAGAAGAGACGATGCCTACCATGGCTGATGTCACTCGCTTCTCAAAGACATCGAATGCGCCTGCAGTTAAAAACACAGTAGTGGATGTGTGGGATACGTTAGGTCGTTTGTTTGGTGTTAAACCACGAGACAGTGCGTACAAAGATTTTATTCGTGTGTCTCAAACCGCCCAAGACGCTTACAAAGCTGCTGGCAAACTGGTACCACTGGCTCAGCTTCAGAATGCCCAAGCATTCATTGATCCATCCGATGACCGTGTTGTTCATCTGATTGCAGACAACATTACCAAAGGTAGTGAACTTGCAGTGCTGTTGCATGAAGTCGGTGTCCACGTGGGCCTCAAAAAACAGCTTGGTGCAAACTTTAAGATTCTTGAAGGCCAAGTCAAAGCATGGGCGAACTCACCCAAAGACAGTCTTGAGCGTCAAGTTTACGAACGCGCCATGGCACGCGTTGCCGCTGCACGTTTGGACGGTGCAGTAACGTCTGATATCGCTGCTGAAGAATTAGTGGCGTATGCTGTGGAAGAAGCTGCTCTATTAGGTGTGAAGGTCACCGATAAATCACAGACACGTCTCCACGCATGGGTTAGAAAGCTTCACGCAATAGTTGAAGAAGCGCTGAAGAAATTCTTGAATGTGGTGTCTGTTCCAAGCTTGACCACCCAAGACTTGGTTAACTTCTCATTTGCTGCTGCACAAGAACACATGAAGAGTCTTCGTGCAGAGAGCGGCTCCGATATTGGGGCTACTGAATTCCAAGTTGCCAAGTATTACGCTGGACCCAAGGGGTCTTGGAACAACTCAAAAATTGAGTTTGAGGCCTATATGCCCGGCACAGAAACATTTTCTTGGGACCCGGAAGATACATTTGGTCCATACACAGGTATTGCCACCCGAGCATTCTATGAGCGAGCTAACGCAAATGGATTTGGTCCACGCGCAACAGGCAGCCCCGCATACATGGCAATGGTTCTGACTTCTGCTGAGTCAAGAGAATTCGGCGCACAGCAAGGCAACAGCCAAGATAAAGTTCTACTGACACTTCAGGCTGTCCACGACCCCATCATTAACTCATGGTCTCTTAGCGTGGCAGGCCCTGATGTTGATAGCGCACTCTACGCTGATTTGTATGTCGAAGGTAGAGCCACAACGACCACAGATAACGCAGGCAATGAATGGTCTCGTCTCGAAGGTATCCCTGCAAGCGCCATCATGCGTGTGTTGGCAGAGTTCCGTCGTCGTTTGACTCGCGTTAAGAATGGCGAGATTCCTAACATTGACTTCACCCGCGTAACGGGCTCAGGTGCTACCAAAGGTGAAGGCAGGCCAGGCTACTACACTGCTAACACACTGGCTACTCGTTATTCCAAAGCGCCTACAGTGGACAACGTGATTAACGCACTGCCCAAGCCACTGCAACGATCAACACGTGGTGTTGTAACCAATCTGCTGCATCAAGCCAAAAAAGGTTTGTACGCTTCTGCAATCACAGAAGACTTGGCTAACATGGCTAAGAAGTACATGCCCGCTGTGTCTAGATACTTGCAAGCTCAGTATGCACGTCAGGCTACCCGCTTGAACTTTGAGAAGCGCATCGAGAACATCTTGGCTGCGTTTGACAAATTACCTGAGAACCTCAAAGGTGAAGGTAAGGGCAGCGTCAACGAATTCATCCACGATTCCACACGTGAGAAGAAGTGGGGATACTACCCCGGTCAACACCAAGTGGGCACTAAGTTGTTCACTATTGATCCAGACTTCAAGAAACGCTTTGATGCATTCCCACCTGCTGCTCAGCAAGTCATTAAGGATGTGTTCCAGCATGGCTACGATGCTCTAAAACTTAAACAGCAAGCTGCCGAAAATGCGGTGAACCGTGAGTTTGACGACCGAATCAAAGCTGCTGGCAACGATGCGGTGCTCTTGCAACAGCTCGCCAAGGAAAAGAAACAGGCAATCAAACGCATCACCAACATTCGTAATGTTCAGGTGGGTGACCCCTACGCATACCTTGGACGCTATGGTGACTACGTTGTGGTCGCTAAATCCAAAGAGTTCATTGCTTACGAAGAAGCTGCCAAGGGTACACAGTCTCGTGTTGGCTCTAACTTCATCACTGGCGACCCACAGCAAGCTAAGAACTGGCTGCAAGACAATGTGGCTAATCCAACGCACTATGTGGTTCAGTTCGCTGAGACACAAGCCGAAGCCGATGAGATCGCTGCTCAGTTGCAAGCCACTGGTCAGTATGACGTTCAGCCCGAAGACGCAGGCGTTAAAGAAGCCAATGCTTCCTACTTTGGCGGCTCAGATGTTCATCTCGCAGTTGCTCGTTTGCGCAACTTGGCTCAGCGCCAGTCCGAATCTACAGACGAGAAGCTCGATAAAGCCATCGCTGATCTGTACCTGATGACCGTGGCAGATGCCAGTGCACGTGCCTCTGAACTACAGCGTAAGAACGTTGCAGGCGCAGATAAGAACATGATGCGCAACTTGGCTACAAGTGGTCGTGCTGATGCACACTTCTTGGCCTCTATGGAACACAGCGATGAAATCAATGACTCGCTTGAAGCCATGCGCGATCAGGCTCGCAACAACCGTCGCGAAGCCATGCCAATGTATAACGAGTTGTACACTCGCCACGCAAACAGCATGGACTATGC